CTTGAGTTTACAGAACTAGATATTAACTTCCTAGATGTAAATTATCTTGAAGACTTACTTAATGTACTAGACGCATTAGCCATAGCAGAAGATAAAGACCAATTAGCACAAGCTACTAGTACCCAAATAGCAGGCACATTATTAGGTAAAGACCCTGACACCCAGATTACTACATTAATAACAGGAAATGTAGTAAGCTTAAGGAGGTCTGTTAATGAATCTGTACGGTTAGATGTTAACGGAAGTGAGTCTTACACGGTAATATTTATACAAGACGGTGTATCAAATGTTGTTAAGATTAATGGTGGAGGAGAGTCTGTCATTACAATAACTCAAGGAGGATAAGATGAAGAAATGGATTTCGTTTGTTGGGATAGGGTTACTTTGTTTACCCTTATTATTTAATGTGCAGGCATTAGAAGTACTTAAATTAAAAGTATTTGATGCTTTCGTACAAACTCCTGATCCTAGTGGTTTCTTTGTAACGTTAGATATTACTGAAACAGATGTAAGTAACGCAGGGGGTTGGCCTTTTCCTAGGCAAGATTTAGCTAGTATACATAATGACCTTATAAAAGCAGGAGCTATGGGTGTAGGTTGGGTAGTAGCTTTTCCAGAGGCAGATAGATTTGGTGGTGACGAAGTTTTTGCTAGATCACTTGCAAGCACGCCCAGTGTTTTAGCTATGTTTGAAAGTAATATAGGCACTAGTCCTCCTACAACAGGCACAGTTATATTGGGTAGTGGAGCAACAGGTATTAAAGCATCTGGTGTCGTACAAAATACAGAAGCTCTTCGTAAAAATGTAAGTCAAGGTATAGCTAGTGTTAGAGTAGATGTAGATAACCTTGTAAGACGAATACCTTTACTAATGCAAACTGACACAGGTTGGGTGCCAGCGTACGGGACTGAAGTGTTAAAGATTTTATCTAATACAGATACTTATATTATACGCACAGAACAAGAACAAATTGCTGGTATAAAAGTACCTAATTTTGGTGAAATATCGACCGATGGCCAAGGACGTAAATGGGTGTCATGGGTTAATACTCCACGTACCACGCTCGATGAAATGGAGGTAGAAGGTAAGTTTGTATTTATAGGAGTAAGTGCAAAAGGTGTAATGCCTCAGATTGCTACGCCAGCTGGGTTGTTATATCCACACGAAGTACAAGTTGCTTTAACTGAAAGTTTATTTTTTGATAGTCCTCAAATACCTGCAGTAGCTACATTATATGAATTACTTATATTACTACTAGTACTTACATTAGCTGTGTTTATAATACGCACATGTACGGTAGTACTTAGTGGAGTTGGTCTAATTAGTTTGTTAACACTAACTGCGAGTGGGGGTTATTATTTAATTATTAATAACATACTTATTGATGTTAGTTATAGTTTATTATCATTAATAGTTATATCTGTACCCGAGTTTTGGTTGCGTTTTAGAGAACAATATAAATTACGTCAACAAATTAAAAAACAGTTTGAACAATATTTAGATCCACGTCAGGTAAAACGTTTGCAAGATAACCCAGAACTTCTTAAGTTAGGAGGAGAAAAACGCGTTTGTACATTTTTATTTACAGACGTTAGGGGGTTTACAAATCTATCTGAAAAATTACAACCAGAAGAAGTAACTGACATAATGAATAAGGTTCTTACCGTACAAGTAGAATGTATTCAGGCACATGGGGGTATGGTAGACAAATTCATAGGCGATGCATGTATGGCCATCTTTAACGCTCCTCTTGATTTAGATGAACATGAACAACGTGCAGTCGCCTGTGCCCGGGATATACGTACGGCTATTCGCATGCTGCAAAAAGAATTGCCCGAACCAATTGCAATTGGTATTGGTATAAATACAGGTGAAGCGGTAATAGGTAATATGGGTTCAGACACGCGTTTTGATTATTCAGCCATAGGAGATGCTGTAAACACAGCTGCACGATTAGAGTCAGCTACTAAAGAAGCAGGTGTTGATTTATTAATTGGAGCGTCAACACGTATAAAAGTACCAGAAGCTACGTTTTGTAAAAAAATGTACGTTAAGGGTAAAAAAGACGCATTGAAAGTGTATACTATTTAGATGGCTAGGAATTATAGACAAGAGTACGATAGGTACCAAGGTTCTGCTACACAAAAAAAAGCAAGAGCTAGACGTAATGCAGCTAGAAACCTTATGATGAGATTAGGTAAAGTTAAAAAAGGTGATGGTAAAGATGTGGCACACCGAGACAATAATACTAAAAATAAAAAAAGAAGTAATTTAAGCGTACAAAGCCCAAGCAAGAACCGGTCTTTTGCACGTACTAAAAAAGCAAGGAGAGCATAATGGCAACACCAACAAATAAAAAACTATATGCTAGAGTTAAATCTCAAGCTAAAAAAAAGTTTAAAGTTTGGCCTTCAGCTTATGCTTCAGGTTGGTTAGTAAAAACTTACAAAGCCAGAGGTGGAAAGTATAAATAATGGCTTCTAGTAAACCTAAAGGTGGCCTAACTAAATGGTTCAAAGAAGAGTGGGTAAATATAGGCAAAAAAAAGAAAGGTGGAGGGTATGCTCCTTGTGGAAGAAAAAAAGCTTCTACTAAAAAGAAAGGGTATCCAAAATGTGTACCTAAATCTAAAGCAGCAAAAATGACAGCGGCACAAAAAAGAAGTGCTGTTAAAAGAAAACGGTCTAAAGCCCAAGGAGTAGGCGGAAAACCAACACGAGTAAGAACTTATGCCAAGAAAAAGAGCAAAAGCAATAAGAAAAACAACAGGTAAAGGCGGCAATTATAGAAAAACTAAGTCAGGCGCAGGCATGACTAAAAAAGGTGTAGCTGCATATAGAAAAGCAAACCCAGGTTCTAAATTAAAAACAGCTGTAACAGGTAAAGTTAAAAAAGGAAGTAAAGCTTCTAAAAGACGTAAGTCATATTGCGCAAGATCGTTAGGGCAACTTAAAAGAAGTTCAGCAAAAACTAGGAATGATCCTAATTCAAGAATACGTCAAGCAAGGAGAAGATGGAAATGTTAGATAATTGGTTAGAAAAGTCAGTACAAAGACAAGAAGACCGATTATTTAAAAAACACCAAAAAATGAACTCACCAGAGCTCGCACACGGCGTTTTGTGGAGGGTAGTAAGGCCTAAGCTTCAACTTAAACAACGTTTTAACAAGCTTTATCACAAGTTCTTCTGAGAAGTTTTAGTATTTTTTAAGGTTTCTACTAGTTTATTTAGATACCATTGGGCTTTTTCTAAGTCTTGCGTGCCATTCTTAGCTTCATAACGCCAAATGTATTTTAAAATGTTACCTTTTAAGTAACCTTTGAAAGCGTCAGGTGTCATACTTTCTTCAATTGCTACAATACATTCTACGTTTCCTGTATTGTAATGTGGGGGTGAGTTAACCATGTCAGTCATTTTTATCTCCTAGACAAAATTTTGTTAATACCTCTATATAAGTTTTAAAAGGTATTGAGTTTTCATTAAATTCTTTTAGTGTAATTTCTTTAATTGTAAAATCTTCAATAACGTACACAAGATTTCCAGATGCAAAAACTGCGTACGTAAAAATTCCATGTTCTTTTTGTTGAGTGAGCCACATACGTTGTTGCACAGACAAATTAATTTTTATTTTAGAAGTTTCTTTACTAGGAAGTTTATCTTTATATTTATATTCAATCCAACAATGATTGCTAGGACCTGAATAATAAGTGTCAGATACTCCGCCATGGTAGGGGTCGTTGATTTTCCAACAATAGATTTTTTTAGGTAGTTGTTTGTGTACCTTATTTATGAACTCCTTTTCTTGCACATAAAAATTATAGCACACGTACATGGGCGCGAAAGAATAGTTCGCACCCGTACGGTGTCTTATAGGAATAAGAATAAGCATTTTTGTGTGGTGCTTAGCACGTTTTATTTACCCTACTGAGTTCAAAGCTTTTGCTTCAAAAGTTCTTATATAAAACTTTTTTACTTGAGCGTGAGTAGCGTCTTTTACCCAACCAACATTAGACACAGCAATGTTCATAAACTTTTGCCCTGCTTTATTTTGGGTTTGTATAGAAGACATTTTCCATAAAGAAGAAAATCTATCTCCGCCTAGCTTAGCTATTTGAGTATTCCATTCTCTAGATACTCTTAACTTAGATGAAGCGCAATCAAACAAGAAAGGTATGTCTGATACTTCTCCTGTAGATTCATCTAGTTTCATTAGGGTATGCGTTTGAGTTTGTGTAATTTCACAATCTTCAACGTTTTTACCTACTTCATCTAAATGAGCTAAAGCTTCGGTGTTAGTTGGAAAAGATCCAATTAAACCTCCGCCTTTTTCTCTTTTGCCCCAAACTACGTATTCTTCTTTGAAATGCACATTTATAACGTGTATTTCTTTTCCGTAGTTTTCTTTAGTTACAGTGTTAATAAAATCTCCAGGCTTAGCACCTTCGATATATTCACTGTGGTTTTCGTCCACTTCATTAGACAACTGTTGAAGTTGTTTAACTCTAGGGACCATCATGTGTTCTGAAGAAATGTTTTCATTTCCTAGACCACTGCTTTCTTTTACGTGTGCAGGGATAGCCTTGCTCACTATACTTATATCAGACATCGTTCATACTCCTTTGTTCATGATATTGGTTATTATTTAGACCTGAAATTAATTCGGGTCAACTCTGTGCTTCTAACTCCAGGAACTTCCATTCCCATTGCTATTAGCTCTCGAAACGCGGTAGACGACATACGTTTTTGTACAAGCTCAAATTGACTTGTGTCAACTATGTGAGCAAATACTGCATCCCAATCTTCCACGGTTGGCACTATTTCAGTTTTAAGTGAAACAGTACATATGTCATTAGAGATTTTTTCGAGCCCTTGCTCTTGCATCTTAATGGCAATTTGGTAGTCTAGCTCTCGCTTTTGACTATTAAATTCTTTTTCTTGCTCGTGCAGTTCTTTTATAGCTTGTTTAGTTTTAGCTAACTCCGCTAGCAAGTCGGTTAATTTTTTATCATCCATCTTTTAACTCCTTATTAGTTAATTTTTCTACTGGCTTAGAAAAAGCTACTTTCTTATCTAACCAGACATTCATAGTTATTTGGAGACTATCTTCAGTAGCTTCGTAGGTATAGTTCCAATTATCTTTTAGTTCTTTAGTTAAAAAAGAATCTAAATTGTCTAAAAATTTAATTTGCATTATGTTATTTCCTTTAAGACATGTAGTAAGTTTTCCATTCTTCCTAACTTGCCATTTAGTTTTTTATACACTTCGGGTTCCCAAGTGTTTTTAGCCGCAATTAATATAGTTTCTGTCTTTTGAGTTTGACCTGCTCTATATATACGTTGGTTAAATTGTTGAAAGTGTTCTGCGTTATATGTTGGTGAACACCAGATTACTGTGTTAGCTTTTGTAAGTGTAAGACCATGAGAAGCAGATTGTGGGTGACAAAACAGAACTTGTATTTGGCCTGCTTGATAACGTTCAACAATACCAACTCTGTTATGAGCTGGTACAGAACCGTCAATAACTTCGTACGAAATGCCATCTCGTTCTGCTATTTTTATAAGAGCGTCACGTTCGTGTTTCCAATTAAATGCTACAAGACTGTGTTTACGTTGAGATACAAGCGTCATTACAATATCGTATCTTTCTTGGTGTACAAATTGTACAAGACCATCTTCATCATAGACTGCACCTGTTACAAGTTGTAATAATTTTTTAACTCTAGCTCCTGCATGTACTGCATTAACGGTTCCTAATTTAGTATATAAGACCGAATCTTTTGCTAATGTTGCGTACATTTTTTGAATGCCGGGAGAAAGTTTTGTAGTAACAGTTCTTTTTATTTTATCTGGTAAATCTATACAGTCTTTTAATGCGTATCTAATAGATATATCTTTTAGTAAATCTGCAACTGTATCTTCTATTCCAGGTTTATCAATCCACTCATTAGCAAAACCATTAAACTTTGGTGTACAAGCTTGATGACGAAAAGAATAAAAACGTGCACCTAGCCTCTGGCCTCCGTCTACTATGTACGTTGGGTGCCAAATGTCTAATATAGTATTACTATTTGGCGTACCTGACATTGCGATCCGACGAGTAAATTGTTCGCTTATTATTTTACAAGCTTTAGAACGTTGAGCAGTTCTGTTTTTAAAAGCTGTAAATTCATCTATAACTAAGTTATCAAAGTTTTTAAGGTACTGTTTGTTTTTAGTTAAAAACTTAACTGCTTCAAAGTTTGTTATAACTATGTCAGCGTTGTTTTGTTTAAATACTTTTTCTCTGTTTTTAGCATAAGCTACTGCGTACGTTAAGTCAGGAGTAAACTTTGTAATGTCTTCTACCCATGCAGCTTCTAAAATAGATAAAGGAGCAAGTACTAAAGTTTTACCTTCAAAGTCTTTTATAGCATCTAACACCGCACGTGTTTTACCTGTACCAGGGTCTGATGTAATAAGACAAAGGGGGTTGTCTAGTATAAATTGAGTGGTTTTAGATTGATGCGCATAAGACGCAGGGATATTTTGTTCGTTGTTCATAATTCGTCCTTCGTTTGTTTAGTATTCTGTGTTAGTTGGTTGAATACTAAAAGTTAATTATACCTTATAAAGCACTCCATTCGCAATAGGGCATTTCTCCTTTACCAAAAGAGCACCATCTACAAGCTACATTAGATGGGTTAGGTGGAAACTTAG